AAGATTGGTTACTGCGGACGATTATGAGAATCTAATTAAGAGTAAGTTCTCCTCTCATATAAGTGACGTTGTCGCTTGGGGTGGACAGGACAATATACCACCAGAGTTCGGTAAGGTGTTCGTCAGTCTTAACTTTAATGGCGACGTTGATGAACCTACCAAATTAGCTACCAAGGAATTGATTAGTGACAACCTAACGTCGAACCTATCGATAATGTCCATTGATACCAAATTCGTTGATCCGGTGGACACTTATCTAGAACTTGCTTGTACATTCAACATAGATGCTGCAAAGACTGTTAGTCCCGAATCTACGCAAGTTGCAGTGAAGAATGTCATCCAGTCACATTTTGACGCTAACCTAGAAACATTCGATGCGGTGTTCCGTAGGTCTAACCTATTAAAAGATATCGATGATTTGGATACTGCGATATTAAACTCACGTATAGATATTAAGGGTCAACAGAGATCCTCGATAGAAACCAACTCGGAAAAGGATTACACATTCAATTTCCCATACGCACTGGCTGCTCCGGACAACGACGACCATATTATAACAACCTCTATATTCAAATATCAAGGACTGAATGTATCCATTAAAAACAAGATCGGGTCAGACGTATTACAGATCTTTGATCTAGATGGTGTTGTTAGAGAGAGAAACATTGGCAACTATGTACCATCTACGGGTGTGGTATTCTTCTCGGCCCTTGCGGTTGAGGATATCGGATCTGTGGTATTAAAGGTATCGGTAGTTCCTGCTAACACAAGTACAATACGTCCTTTAAGAAATTACATCATTAACCTAGACGATGACGCTTTATCTGCCAAGGCAGTAATCGATCTTCAGTCTACCAGAGTGTTATTGTAAATGTACAACATAGAATTAAATCCTAGTCGGAATCACATATCGTTTCACAACTCCAAAGTTGCGGAAGCGTTACCAGATTTCTATGATAGTGAGTATCCATTATTCGTTAAGTTCCTAGAGACTTACTATGACTATATGGACGGAGACGCTAACGGATCTTTTTCTAGATTAATACGTGACCTATTTCATTCTCGTGATATATCTTCCCTAACATCTTCGCTAGACGATTCGGGTAACCCAATACACAACGAGTTTCTCAATTCTGTATTAGAAGAGATAGGTGACGGACTAGAGTCTTCCTCCTTCTATGATAACCCTAGAATGATGACTCGTCTGATTGCAGACTTCTATCGTTCTAAGGGTACCCAGATATCTGCCGAACAGTTCTTCAAAGCATTCTATAATGAAGATGTTGAAGTAACTTACCCAAAGAAAAATATCTTCATACTGAATGATAAATTAGGCGGTTCTCTAGTAGGCCCAGATTCATTACATTATATCCAAGACGATAAGAGATACCAGATATTTTCAGTTCTTTTGAAAACAGGTATACCCTTTAACGACTATGAAGAATTATATAGGAAGATGGTTCACCCTGCTGGATTCCATCTAGCAGCAGACGTAGTAGTCCAAGGATTGGCGGAAATTAATGTTCGTGCTGGATTGACCACAGATCCACTTGCGGTACCAGAAGCTCCACTACAACTGGTCGCTCTAGCTTCACCGTTCGTTGCTCCACTATTTACCTTACTGACAATGAAAAGTACGGTTCCGGTAGACTCAACCTTCGCCGTCAGTTCTGCGAAAACCCTCGAGCAGTATCAGTACATGCCTCTAAGTAGATTGAATGATATTCACGGCACTGTTGCTAATTGGGTGTCACCGGCCTCGGTAACTATGGACAACGACAACGTCTTAATGTCTGATACCTCTTATCGGGAGGATGCTGATGAAGAATAAAGCGTTATTGGTAACCCAGCGACAACCAAATTAATATTAACCCCTTGACAGAATTGTTATAAATAGTATAATAGAACGGTAAGGTAATAAAACCAAATGCGAATTTTAGGAAAATGCAATGACTAGACAAATCATAGGTACGGGCGCAGCCGCAAATAATAATGGCGGTGATACTCTACGAGCAGCTGGTAATAAGATCAATGATAATTTTAGTGAACTATATACCCTTATTCAGTTAAATAACGGTGTTCTTTTAGATAGTGGCGTTGCTATTACACTTGACGACATTACCAATTTATTTGCTGACGGCACGTTTACTGACTCTGATCTTGCAATTAGAGTAACGGATAACGACAGTGATATCGTCAGCATTTTAGCACAACTTAACACTATTCAAATAGACTCTGATCTTTCGGATAGAGTAACGGATAACGAAAGCGATATCGTCAGTATTTTATCGCAACTTAACGCTATCGATAGCGATGCTGTCAACGCGGAAACCTATACTTTAACACGCGACATATTTACTGGTGATGGTTCTACAGCAACCTTTACTTTAGCTGATAGCGCGTATGATCCAGCAATGCTCAATGTTGTTATTGATGGATTAATGCAAGATGTAAGTTCATACAGCCTTTCTAATGGTACGTCATTAATCTTTTCTGAAACACCGCCTCTTAGTTCTAGTATTGAGGTTAGAGGATTTTTACAAGAACTCTCAGCAGGCGAAACAGCACATACTTTATCACATGACACATTTACTGGTGATGGTTCTGCAACTACATTTACTTTAGCTCAGAGTGTTACTGCGGCATCATTGCTCAATGTTGTTGTTGACGGACATATACAAGATGTTAATTCATACACCGTTAATGGTACGTCATTAATCTTTTCTGAAGCTCCTCCTCTTAGTTCTAGTATTGATGTTAGAGGATTTATGACAAAGGCATTTTCAGTCGTTGGAAGTGGATCATCTGAAACCCCATATACTTTAACACGTGACACATTTACTGGTACTGGTGCTGCAACCACCTTTATTTTAGCTGAGGGTGTGACTGATCCATCAATGCTTATTGTTATCATTGACGGATTTATGCAAGATGTAAGTTCATACACCGTTGCTGACACGTCATTAATCTTTTCTGAAGCTCCCCCGTTTAATTCTAGTATTGAGGTTAGAGGATTTATAACAAAGGAAGTTTCAGTAAATACTAATCTTATGTCTAGTAGTTTCGTGGCAGACGGAATTGTCTCATCATTTACTCTTAGCACTGCTGCGGTAAAGCAGAACACTTTTGTGTATATTGATGGAGTTTACCAATTTAAAGATACGTATTCTGTAGCAGATACTTTACTTACACTTTCTGGCATTCCTCCGCAGGGGTCTGGGATTGAAGTACTTTCTATAGGAGCAGCATACTCTACGAGTCAGGTTGTCGTCCCTACTGAATTAACCAGTAGTGAGTTAACAGGGGACGGTTCCACTACATCGTTTACTCTTAGCGCTCCTGCTGTAAAAAATAATACTTTTGTTTACATTAACGGAGTATATCAGTTTAAAAGTACGTACTCAGTAGTAGGCGATACTCTTACTTTTTCTGAGGCTCCTCCTCTTAATGTTGATATTGAGGTTATGGTTGCTGGATTTACCTTAAGCCAAATTAGTGTTATCGATGATGCCTCAGTTACTACATCTAAGATAGCAGATTCTAATGTAACCGCAGCTAAGATAGCAAGTAACGCCGTAACCACTGGTAAGATAGCAAGCAACGCCGTAACCACTGGTAAGATAGCAGGCACTGCCGTAACCACAGCTAAGATTGCAGATGCTAATGTAACAACTGTCAAGATTGCAGATGATGCAATAACCACAGATAAGGTAGCAGATGGTGCCATTACTTCTGCCAAGTTAGGTGCAGGGGTAGGTGGAGCATACAATGATTTTGTTATTAAAACAACTGCATACACAGCAGTCACTAGAGACCAGATAATTGTCAATTCTAGTAGTGCTGTAACTATCACTCTTCCTATAACCCCATCATCGGGCAACGTAGTGTTCATTAAGAACGCTGGTACTGGTGAAGTAACGGTTGGTAGGAATGGGTCAAACATTAATTCAACGGCAGACGATGGTACTCTAGCGGCAGACGCTGGTGCATCTCTGGTCTATGTTGACGGAACAATAGGCTGGAAGGAACTTTAAATGGCTATTATATTAGGTGGTGGTTCGGGCGGTGGCGGTGGACTTCCCGTAAACATAGCATTAACGGAATCTCAAACATGGAATCCTCCTGTTGATGGAACTATCCGCATCCACGCTGTAGGTGGCGGTGGCGGTGGCGGTGGGTATAACGATACCCGATACGGCGGAGGCGGAGGCGGCTATTGCCAACTGAACTCTTTAGCTGTTACAACTTCTGATTCATTCGTAGTTATGATAGGTGCTGGTGGTGGTGGCGGCAGTCAGGCCGGAGCGGCAGGTGGTACTAGTTCCGTAGCATCCACAGGTTTACTTTTAAGAGCTTTTGGTGGCGGGGCAGGTGGTTCATCTGCTCCTACAGGAGGGGTTTGTACAGGTGGGGACTATAACTATCAAGGACAGGTAGGAACGCAGTATGGTGGAGGGGGTGTTATGGTACACGGAACAAACCCTGCCGCAGGGCCAGGCGTTTCCGGTGGTGGTGGCGACTGTGACTCGATGGGCGATGTTTCGTTATCTGGTCATGGACTGCTGATTGGCGGCCGTGGTGGAGATGTAAGTCAAGGGGCATCAAATCACGGAGAATTTTTAGCAGGGGGTGGTTTGAATCAACTATCTAGTTCAAGTTACATTACGGTTGGCGGAAAAGGAGGAGTTGGCGGTGGCGGCGGCCCTGCTAAAAATATCTCCTATTATTATATGGCCTACGGTGGGACTGGCGGTGACGGCATTGTAGTTATCCAGTACTTACCCTCTTAAGGAGAATTAAATGTATTATAATATAAAAGATGCGGATGGCAACATTACAAATACCATCAAATCTAATTTAGAGTTTGTTGAAGCTAACTTTGAACACTTTGAACTCTACGTCGCACCTACACTTGTAGAGCCTACAGCAGAAGAGAGTGAGCGTGAGTGGCGTGATGCAGAACTATCTCGTACTGACATATCCGCTACAGTTTCTGACTACCCTAACGCAGACGCTTACATTTTGTATAGAGAGGCCCTTAGAGAATGGCCTGCAACTTCAGATTTCCCAACAACCAGGCCAACTATAGGAGAATAAAGTGGCTATTATATTAGGTGGTGCCGGTGGCGGTGGTGGAGCTAACATCCCGTATAAAGGTTCAACAGCAGAGGTAAGCTATCTGCCAGTAACTCAAGGTTCACTTAGAAAACTTGATGGTACTGGAAAGATAATTCCAGATTCGCCTGTGGTAACTGACAATCAAGGTGCTAAATTTAATAACAGCACGATTGCATCAGATAATGGATGGACACAGTCTGTTGGTCTTCCCGTCTATAGCGGCGGTAAGCTTGAAGAAACTATGCTTAACGGAAACACATTACATGCTAGCAGTGTATATACTAATAACAATACTGTTTCTATTATTTTTACGGTGCGTAACTCTGGTAACGAGCAGCTTTCTTTTCACAACCCCGTTACTAATAACAAATTTCGATACTATCAACAGATTTCTTTACAGTCTACTGGTGAGGACAGTCAATATTACTTGTTCTGTTGTTTTATAAAGGGAACTAACTCCAGTCAAAATGATGGCGACCAATACGCTCTTATTGTAAAAGTAGCTAAGTCTGATAATACAATTAGTTCAACTATAGCATCTATTGACCAAATTAATAATGGTACTCTAGCTACTTATACCGGTTATAGTGCTCCACGCATGGACTTCGCAAGAAATAAGTCTGTGTATTGTAGTCAAAGAATAAGCAATACTAACAGTACAACAAATAACGGTACTTTAACAATAGCTACCGGCACTCTTGATAGTAATTATAATCCCACTCAGGTAACAACTTCAGTAATTACTGGCGTTTACACATATACGTCTATGGAGCTTGATAAATACGACGATGCAAGCGGAAACTTCTTACTCATGTATTGCACTAGCACTACTGCGTTAGTGTTTAAGAAAATTTTAGTAGCAGCTGATGGGTCACACACAGTAACGGACGTAACTCCAGCTGGCCTTACTTTAGGAACTTCGACAACTAGTATAAGAGCCGACCACAGCAGACTCATATTATCAGAAGTTCTGGGAAAATATCTCTTAGCTTTTATTTATGCTGGCTATCGAGCACACTATCAAAAGCTGTCTTACAATGGTACAGCAATAACTGTTAGTGCGTTTCAGTTTTATTCTACAGGAAGCACAGCCTCTGCTAATTATATTTTTAGAGTTTCAGGTTCTGGTTTTACTAGTACAACAAATGGAAGCCATTGGTTTTATAGGCACGCTGAAGATAAAGTGTATGTGACCCCAGTAGGAACTAATACTGCTTGGTCATCCTACACTGTAGGTGCGGCGTGGACTTTAGGTTCTGGTAATGTTACTAATACCGCCGTTGAAACAGGCGTATTTGCTGCGGTGTCTGGTCTGTCTCCCACAGAAATTTCAATAATGTCGCTGTCAAGTGCCGGTATTATAAGCGCACGAATAGACCCCACTGATAATACTAATAGTTTTACGCAAGCAGTAACAACTCAAATTTTTAGTACTATTGGAAATACAAAGCAAAATATAGCCTACGTTAGACAAGATGGAAATGTTGGCGATACAGTAAATATTTCTCTAATCGAGGGCGTAACTTCAAGTGACTCATTGAGTTCAACTTACTTTTTAAATAAAGAAGATTTTTATTATCCTCTTACTACTATTCCGGGCGGCAGTAATAGTGTCATTAAAAGTATTCAGCGAGGAAATAATTATTTCGGGGCAACTGGAAATATCACTATATCCGCTGTTGATGTTACTAAAAGTTTTATTAACTATACGAGATGGGCTAATACTACATATTATCCCGCTCACGGACAGTTAACACTGGTAAACGCAACAACGCTGACTTATAGTTGGATTGCTGGTGCCAATTACGTACAGTGGGAGGTAATAGAATATGTATAATTATATTGAAGTAATAAACCAAAACTGGGTAGACGATACATTTAATGTTGAAAGCCACCCTACTATTGTTGGGACAAAGCAACTTAGCGGTAAAATTACTGCGGCTAATCACGTTCTTTTTAGTGGCGGTGAATTAGGTAAAATATTTATTGATGGTGTTATGTACAGCGACCCATCAGAAATACCAGAAGAAGGAGAAGGCGAATGAGTTGGACTATAGCAGATAATCAAGACGCTAATTCAGAAGCACTTGCAAAAGCGTGGAGAGACTCAGAACTAGAATCTACTGACTTTATAGCACCTTTGTTTGACCATCCACAACGCGATGCACACATAATTTACAGGGAAGCGCTCAGGCAATGGCCGAGTACAGAAGACTTCCCAATTACACGACCGGAACTATAGACATGGGCATAACAAAAGTACACAATAGAATGATTGCTGGATCGCCAAAAAATGTAAAAGACTTTGGTGCGGTAGGTGATGGAAGCACTGATGATACATCGGCATTTGTTGCGGCAATTGCTGGTGGTGGTGACATTCTTCTACCAGCAGGGACTTACTTTTTAGCGGATACTTCGTTAACTGCGTTGACTGGTGGGTACATTGTTCTCCCAACAGGGACTAAGATTTATGGCGAATCAAAGTCGAACGTAACAATTAAGTCTGATATTCAGAATAACTCTACTCATGCAGAGCGTACATTGTTTTACATCGATGCTGATAACGTCGAGATAGGCGGTATTACTTTTGATTTTTCTCCTACGTTTTCTGCGGTCACTAATGTTAATTTTACTATTTCAAGTGGAACGCCTGTAATTGGAAATACTTATAACTTTACTAATAGTACTGCATTTTTAGCAGTTAGTTTTGATGGCACTACATTATCTACAACTAGAAATTTAGGGACAGCTGAACCAAGTGCAAGTGGAACATTAGACGGAACGCCTGATTTAGATTATTCAGCATTTTCTATCTCTCCATCTGTTGGTGTGCAGAAGGTAATTACTGCTACACAGAATGCTGACAATCTTTTGATTGATGATATACGCATTCAGAATGTTTACTCGCCTACTTATCTCTGGGCGATAGCTGTAAACGTTGGCGCAGAAAATTACAATTTGCGTAACATTGATTTCACGACAATGAATGTTAACGAGACAGGAAGTGAAGGTAGTCAAAATGGATCAATGCGCGGAATTTATGTAGGTTATAACGATGTTGGTACTGACCCACTATCTGATCTTGGTTACGGTCGGATAGAAAATATTCATGGAAAAGATATGACACCGTTTCGGGATACTGATCTTATTCAAGTAATAAGTAACTCAGGAACATCGCCTTATTCTCAT